CATTTCCTGTCGCTGACTTGTTCGGAAACTTTGACATTGTTGAACAATCACCAGTAGGTAGCACTCTCTCTGGGAAAAGTAATGCAGAACTCGATACCTCAACAGGAGCGACTACTGCGACATTGCCTTTAAAAGCAATTGACATTTCTCAGGATCCCGATAACTCAGACGTAGCGTCTGCCAACACCAATGTTCTAGTGGTCATTCAAAACCACATCATGGGACAGAAAGGTGCTGGTCTAGCTTAAAGGAGCTTAATTATGGCTATTTCAAGAGCCCAGCTAGCTGCGGAGCTAGAACCCGGTCTTAACAGTCTTTTCGGACTGGAGTACGACCAACATGGCGAGGAATATTCTGAAATATTCGTCATGGAAGATAGCGCAAAAGCGTTTGAAGAAGAAGTAATGTTAGTAGGATTTGGCGGTGCGCCAGATAAAGCTGAAGGTCAAGGAGTATCATTTGATAACGCAACTGAATCATTCACTGCGCGTTACTCACATGACACTGTAAGTTTGGCATTCGCTCTTACTGAAGAAGCTATAGAAGATAATCTATACGACTCACTTGGTAAGCGTTACACAAAAGCATTAGCAAGATCTATGAAGCACTCGAAAGAGGTTAAAGCTGCATCCGTTCTTAACAATGCGTTTTCATCATCGTTTACTGGTGGTGATGGTGTATCACTAATCAATACTGCTCACCCATTAGCTGGTGGTGGTACTGAAGCTAACAGAGCAACAACAATGGCTGACTTGAATGAAACAAGTCTTGAAGCTAACCTAGTAGATCTAGCGACATTCACAGATGATCGTGGACTACAAATTAGTGTTATGCCGTCTAAACTTGTCATTCCACCACAATTGGTTTTTGTGGCTGACAGATTGTTGTCAAGTGAACTAAGAACTGCGACAGCAGATAACGATATCAATGCAATTAAAAACACTGGAATGATTTCTGGTGGGACTGTAGTGAATCATTATCTAAACGATCCTGATGCTTACTTCATCTTAACTTCTGTAACCGACTCAGGCGAAGGACTAAAAGGCTTTCAAAGAACTGCTATGGCAACTTCAATGGAACCAGACTTCACAACTGGAAATATTAGATATAAAGCGCGTGAGCGATATTCCTTCGGTTTTAGTGACTGGAGAGGTATCTATGGTTCACAGGGTGCTTAATTGAACCAACAGTAGGGTTTATTACTCAACTACTGATAAAGGGTGCTTTCGCACCCTTTTTTTATGCCTAAAATAAATGCAAAATAATAGTATAAATAGTTGTACATTTGTATATGATTTAGTATTATATGTATGTGGGAACAACATTTAAAAACAAAAAGGAGAAAAAATTTGAGTAGAAAAGCAAGCATGAGTGAGTCAAAATTAATTGCTAAAATTGAGAGAGAGTTTCCAGAATCTAAACCAACTCCAGCATCACATTTTGTTGAAGGTTACGAAGAAGGTATCTGGTTCAGAGGTAGCGAAGATAGTGTAGATCATGTACCAATCTTTGATCACTGGGAGATGGCTGTACATCCTAAGTTGAGCGAGATATTGATGAATGCTGGTTGGTACTCAGAGCCATACGATGCTGGAACTTTGATGGCTTTTAAGGAATGGTAATGGAAGATAAAACTTTTAAATTACCTTTGCAGTTTGGAGAAGAAATCGCCCTACCTGATGGGCGATTTGTTTCTACTGCAATCATAGAAAAAGATAACCAAGACTTTTGGGCGATCTATCGTGTTCGTAAATCTGAGTTAAAGAAAGTTGGTATCTTTGTTACCAACGAAAATAAACAGTGGGTTTGCAAAAGATATCGAGATGACAATGAAAAGATTGAAGAATCTATGGCTATCTCCAGTGATATCGAAATAAAAGCACCAGAAGGCTTAGATTACTACCCATACCAAAAAGCTGGTATTGAGTTTCTATCAAAGAAACAATCTGCTTTGATTGCAGATGAGATGGGACTAGGTAAAACTATTCAAGCAATTGGTTTGATGAACTCAGTTGATTTGCCCAAAGTTTTGATAGTTGTTCCAGCTTCAGTAAAAATAAACTGGGGTATCGAGTGTAAAACTTGGTTGGTAGAGGATCGTAATATCAAAACCATTGAAAATGGTAAAGATGAGTTTCCTGTGAACCCTGATATTGTAATTATAAATTACGATTTACTTACAAAATTTAAAGACAAGATTCTCACAAGAACTTGGTCATATGTAATTTTTGATGAGTGTCATTATTTAAAAAACAACAAAACACTCAGATCTAAAGTTGCTTTGAAAATAAAAGCAGATAGAAAAGTTGCCTTAACAGGCACACCAATACCAAACAAACCTATTGAGTTACAACCAATAGTTGGTTATTTGAGTCCAAGTGTATTTGGTAATTTTTTTAATTATGCTATTAAATTCTGTAGCGCACATCAAATTAATATTGGTCGCAAGACAGTTTGGAACTTTGATGGCGCAAGCAATCTTAAAGAATTACAAAAAAGATTGCGATCCACCATTATGCTCAGAAGAAAAAAGAAAGATGTGTTGACTGATTTACCAGATAAAGTAAGACAGGTTATCGTACTAGGTAGAGATAATTATGGTCAGGAATTAGAAAAAGAATATGATACTTGGTCAGATGTGATCGCAGAAACATCATCTAATGATATACCTTTTGATAAAATGGCTAGTGTTAGACATCAAATGGCTTTGAAGAAAGTTGATCATGTCGTTGAGCATGTTTCTACTATTGATCACAAAGTTGTAGTGTTTGCTCATCATAAAGATGTTATATCTGGCATCAAAGAAGGCTTAGAAAAACACGACAAGAAAGTGGTTATCTTAACTGGTGATATGTCAACTAAAGCTAGACAAGTATCAATTGACGAATTCCAAAAAGGTGATGCTGATGTTTTCATAGGAAGCATACAGGCTTCTGGTGTAGGAATTACATTAACAGCATCTAGCCATGTGGTTTTTGCAGAGATGGATTGGGTTCCAGCTAACATGAACCAAGCAGAGGATCGATGCCACAGGATTGGACAGAAAGACTCAGTGCTTGTGCAACACATCGTAGTTGATGGATCTATTGATGCTAAATTGGCTGAAACGCTTGTTGGTAAACAGAAGATTGCTGATAAAAGTCTTGATGATCCAGAACTCGTAAATGTGATTGTTGAAGAAATATCATATGATGCTAGTGAAGTACAGAAGTTATACAAAGGCAAAAAAGTAAAAGCATTGCCAGCACATGTAGTCAAAGCAATGCAAGAGTGTGTTCAATTGTTAGCAAGATACTGTGATGGAGCAAACGTTGAAGATGGTACTGGATTCAATAAATTCGATTCTTCATTTGGTCACAGTGTCAATCGCATGGATAACTGGTCGATACCTATACAACATGCTGTCAAAGATATGCTCAAAAAATACAAAAAACAAATGATAGGTGTATGTGAGCACGAATACATGATAATTTACTCCTAACTTCCAATTACCTTAGTCTTGAAGTATGATGTATTGACTAGGGTAATTTTTTGTCTTATCGACTGACCTAGCAGACAAGCCAAGACGATAAGACTTTATTCTCATAGGAGTAATAAAATGGCAAATTCAACTTTTAGTGGACCAGTCCGATCAGTGGGCGGTTTTAATGTAATTAACGAAGCTAGTGGTACAGGTGCGGTTACTCAGACAGGTTTCTCTGTCAACTCTACTGGACAGCTTATTTCTTTAGGAACTAGGAAAATACAAACTTTCGCAGTTTCTCTTGCTAGTACAAATGCAGCTTCTGTAACTTATGGTGATAACGATGTACTGGTTGAGCTTGGACAGCTAAACTCAGATCATCCTGATGCTCTTGTTACAGCGAGTAAGTTTTTTATACATAAAGTAGTTTTGGGTGTAACAACAGCTGCAGCCAGTGATGCTAATTCACTAGCAAATTTACAGCTTAGTGCTACTTCAGGTACAGCTACTAATACAGCTATCTCATCAGGTACAGAAATTGTGGGTGCTGGTGTTGCTTCATTCAATCCAAGAATTTCTGCTACTGACTCAGTAACAGAAGTGGACATTGATTTAGATGCTACTGCTGGAACTTATCATGTATTTGAACCAAACATAAGTGCTGCAATTGCGAGTAATGTACTTTATATGTGCGCTGGAGATGCATGCGACACAGCCCTAACTGCGTTTCGTGGTACTCTTGAAATAGAATACTCAGTATTTTAAGGAGTAAATTATGGCAGATACAGTAACAACACAAACCATACAAGATGGTGAAAGAACAGCTGTCTTAAAATTTACCAATGTCAGCGATGGCAGTGGTGAGAATGCTGTTAAGAAAGTTGATGTTTCAGCCTTAGCAACTAGCTCATCAGGAAAAGCATGCACTGAAGTTCATATTCAAAGATTATATTGGGCAACAGTTGGCATGTCAGTAAAATTAGAGTTTGATGCAACACAAAATGTATTGGCAATAGGATTGCCAGCTGATTCTACAGGTGATGAATATTACGATAATTTTACTGCAATTCCTAATAATGCTGGTTCTGGTAAGACAGGTGACATTGACTTCACTACTACAGGGCACTCAAGTGGCGATAGCTACATGATTATTCTTGAATTAATTAAGAAATATTAAAATTGGCACTATCAAATAGTAAAAATTTCGAGCCTGATGTTGGTGAGTTTATAGAAGAAGCATTCGAGAGATGTGGAATTGAACTTCGTACTGGCTATGATTTGAAATCAGCCCAAAGAAGTTTGAATCTCATGCTTGCAGAATGGTCGAATCGTGGTTTAAACCAGTGGACTGTAGCATCAAAAACTGTGGCGATGGTCAAAGATACTGTGACTTACAATATCGATACCACTAACGCAACAGCACCTATAGATGTTTTAGATGCATTCATTCGTGAAACAACGAACAATGTAAACACTGACATACCACTTACCAGGATAAGCAGATCTCAGTATTCTGGGCTTGCCAGCAAAGGATCGACATCAAGACCTAATCAATATTTTGTTGATAAACAAAATACACCTACTGTTACTGTATATCCAGCACCAGATAAATCTAGCACATACACACTACACATGAATGTGTTGACTAGAATGGATGATGCTGATGCTGGAGAGAACACTATGGATATGCCATTTAGGTTTTATCCATGTCTAGCTGCTGGTTTGGCTTACTACATATCGTTGAAAAGAGCACCTGATAGAACTGGTGTTTTGAAGCAGCTCTACGAAGAAGAATTCCTAAGAGCCATGAATACTGACGAGGAGCGAGCATCATACAGAGTTAAGCCTGATTTAAGAAGTTATAACAGAGCATAATGCCTAAATTCTACAGTAACAAAAAATCGACATATGGTATTTGCGATATCACTGGATTTAGATATAACCTATGCGATATGAAAAAAACTTGGAATGGTTTGATGGTAGGACCTGATCAGTTTGATCCTAAACATCCACAGCTTAGTCCTAGATCAACACCAATAGAAGAAAGACCATTACCAGATGCAAGAGCAGATACTTCAGATGATAATAACTTTTTTGTGGTATATACTAATGTAGGACTAGGTAAGCTAGGTAAACAATTAACTACTTTTGAATCGACATTCAGTGTAGGAGAGGTTTCGATAACAACATGAGTTGGACTTTAAGCACATTAAAAACAGCAATTGGTGATTATTTGGAGTCAAGTGAGACAACATTCACAAATAATCTTGATAATTTTATTAAAGAATCAGAAGATAGAATATTAAAATTAGTTGAAATTACAGATCAGAGGAAGAATGTACAAGCAACTGGATCTGCAAGCAATCGATTCTTAGCAGTCCCAACTGATTTCCTTGCGCCTATGAGTTTAGCTGTAGTACAAAGCAACTCATATGACTACCTAGATTTGAAGCATCCTAGTTTTTTAAGAGAATACAGTCCCACCACAACAGCTACAGGAAAACCAAAATATTATGCGATTTTTAGTCAAGAGTCTTTCTCATTATCGCCAGTACCAGATGCTGCTTACACTTTTGAGTTACATTATTTGCATAAACCAGCTAGTTTAACTATTGGTGGCGATAGTGGAACGACAGTTTTAGCCACTGACTATCCAGATGCATTACTGTATGGTGCGTTGTGTGAGGGTGCAGTGTTTTTGAAAGAAGATTCACAAACAATACAAATGTTTGAAAATAGATTTAAAGAAGCTATATCGAGGATTAAAAACATCGCTGAAGGTCGTGACACCAGAGATGAATATAGGTATGATTCTTTAAGACGTAGAGTGACATAAATAAATAGATAGGACAAAAAATGGAGCCAATAGAGTCTTTAGAAGGCAAACGCATTGCCTTGCTTGGTTTGGGCATATCACAAATCGATTATGTTATAAGTTTAGAAAATGGAAAAGTCTGGGATGAAGTCTGGGCGATAAATTCTGTGGCTGGCGCATTGCGCTGTGACAGACTTTTTATGATGGATCCAGCAAGCAGATTTTTTGATTCTGATGATGCTGGCAAACAGACATCTGTTATGCGCAAAATATTACCAGAAATAAAAGTGCCAGTTTATACTTGCGAATTGGATGAAAGAGTACCTAGTGCTGTAGAATATCCATTAGAAGAAATATGCAATTACACAAAATGTGCTTATTTTAATAATACAGTTGCATATGCACTTGGATTCGCTATGTATAATAAAGTTGGTGCTATAGATCTTTTTGGTATAGATTTTAGCTATCGGCATGATTTACATTTCGCTGAAGCTGGCAGAGCTTGTGTTGAATTTTGGTTGTGCAAGTTGATGGAAAATAATATAACAGTAGGTGTTTCACCTAGATCTACAGTATTAGATGCAGATGTGCCAGCTGAAGAAAGACTGTATGGTTATCATAGGCTAGAAAATCCTTTAGTAGCTGTACCACACAAAGACTCTTGGATCATAGCTCCAAGTAATAAAATAGAAGAATTATTGAAAGAGAACAATATGCATTTAGTAACAGAAATAAAACCACCAGAGCCATACAAAGGATGAGCGAGGGATTCATACAACTAGGACAAGTTATGGTGCAGACCTCAGAAAACAGAGGTCATCCACCAGAGTTTTGGGCAGAGCAAATTACAAAGAAAATTTGTGATATTAGTAATGATGCACCTGAGCATGTAAGACAACAAGCACATGCTTTTCAAAATCATGTTTATACTGTAGTATTAAATGGTCTTAGAAGTGCAATTGACAGTGACCGGGTTACAATACGCGGTCTATTGGATTCGCAAGGGCACAAAGACATGGCAGATATCATTAAACAATTGAAATAGAGGTATAAACATGGCTATTACGAGTGCGATAGCAAACTCATTTAAACAAGAAGTGTTAGTTGAAGGTCATAATTTAACTAATGGTGCAGACTCAATCAAGTTGGCTTTGTTCACATCAAGCGCAACTATGGGTGCTGGCACAACTGCTTTTTCAACCAGTCAAGAAGCATCAGGAACTAATTATTCTAGTGGTGGTTCTGCATTGACTAATGTGACTCCAGCTCTTTCTGGCAGTACAGCAGTTGTCGATTTTGCGGATTTAACTTTCTCAACAGCTACAGTTACAGCTAGAGGTTGCTTGATTTACAACTCAACCAACAGTAACAAAGCTATTTGTTCGATAGACTTTGGCGGCGATAAAACCAGCACGGCGGGTGATTTTACTGTAGTGTTCCCCTCACCCACGGCTACAGGTGCGATTATCAGATTAGCTTGATTCGTGGTAAACTTTTTACTATAGGAGTTTACTATGCCATTAAGTAAAATTGAGTTTAAAGCTGGTATCAACAAAGAAGAAACTGACTACGCAAACGAAGGTGGTTGGGTAGATGGTAACTTTGTAAGATTCAGAAAAAGTCGTGTCGAAAAGATAGGTGGCTGGGTAAAAAGCACATCTAATACAATTACTGGCTTGCCCAGAGCTTTACATGCTTGGATATCACTAGCTGGTACAAGGCTTTTGGGTGTTGGATCTACTGTTAAGTATTACATAGAAACAGGTGGTTCATTCAACGATGTGACTCCTGTACGCGCAACCACTACAAATGGAATTACCTTTTCAGCTAGTAATGGCAGTTCAACTATTACTGCTACAGACTCTAATCATGGTGCTATACAAGGCGATTTCGTAACATTATCAGGTGCTACAACGCTTGGTGGCAATATTACTGCCGATGTTTTAAATCAAGAATATGAAATAGTTAGCGTACCAAGTTCAAATACTTATACCTTTACTGCTGTAGATACAGGTGGTAGCACAGTAACAGCTAACGCAAGTGACTCAGGCAATGGTGGATCTGGTGTAGATGGCTCATATCAAATCAATGTAGGATCTGACTTTTATGTTCAAGGCACTGGATGGGGTATTAATGCATGGGGTTTCTTTACTTTTGGATCTGTATCTGCATTGACTTTTTCTAATCAGCTAAGATTATGGACACACGACAACTTTGGAGAGGATCTTGTAATAAACCCTAGAGGTGGTGGTATTTTCTATTGGGAAGAAGATAATGGGTTATCGACCAGAGCAGTAAATATAACAACATTAGCTGGCGCAAATAAAGCTCCAACTGTTGGGTTACAAACCTTGATATCAGAAACAGACAGGCATGTTATTGTTTTGGGCGCAGATCCAATATCTGGTGGATCAAGAACTGGAGCAATCGATCCCATGTTAATAGCTTTCAGCGATCAAGAATCAGCTACAGAATGGGAAGCATTGAGCACAAACACAGCTGGATCCCTGAGATTATCGAGTGGTTCTGCAATTATAGGTGGTTTAAAGGCAAGACAAGAGATACTCATTTGGACTGATTTGAGTATTTATTCTATGCAATTTATAGGACCACCACTTACATTCGCAGTAAACCTAATTAATGAAGGTGCTGGATTGATAGCACCTAAAGCAGCTGTTAATACACCAAATGGTGTTTACTTCATGTCAAAGAATGGATTTTATTTTTACGCAGGTTCAGTCAAAAAACTTTCATCGTCTGTACAAGATTATGTTTTTTCTGATATTGATCAAAACCAAGCATTTAAATGTCATGTAGGGCATAACGCTAAGTTTAGTGAAGTTTGGTTTTTCTATCCATCGATAGCAGATGATACAAAAGAGATATCCAGATACGCAATTTACAATTATGAAGAAGATGTATGGTCGATAGGGAGCATTGTTAGATACGCTTGGATAGACTCTGGAGTAAGAAACTTCCCACAAGCAGTAGGTATTAGTAGCTCATCATACTTTTTATATAACCATGAGAGTGGTTTTAATGATGATGATAGCCCAATGGATAATGTTTTTATTGAATCTGGAGACTTTGATATAAGCGATGGCGATAGATTAGCTTTCATAAAAAGAATTTTACCAGATGTTAAATTTATTAATGATACAGGAGCTTCACCAGATGGTGCTGTAAACATAGTTTTGAAAAAAAGAGATACTAATGGCAACACACTATCTACTAACAGTACAAACCAAGTAAAATCTACAACAGAACAAAATTTTGTTAGAGCAAGAGGTAGGCAGTTTGTAATGAGAGTTGAATCTGATGATGACAACAACTTGAGTGATCGAAAGGATTTTAAATGGAGACTAGGATCTACAAGGTTTGATATACAACCTTCAGGTAAAAGATCATGAGTAAACTATTACAAACCAACTTGCCATTAGCTCAAGGTGTAGAGATTACACCTGAACTGTTTAATCGTTTGGTAAGAATTTTAGAGATCAACCTAAGTGCAATAGATCCAGAAAAAACACCCAGTTTCAACGCTACAGAGATTTCTGAATTGCAATTTGCCACAGGTGCTATAATATATAATACAACAGATAGAATACATCAGGCTTTTGATGGAACAAGGATGAGAAGTCTTTATGGTCAACAAACTTATCCATCAGGTGTAGGTTTAGCAACATCAATTGGTAGCGTATCAGTAACAATAGGTTAATAAGATGAATGAACTATTGAAAATGAGATTAGGTAATCGTTTAGGTTCAGATGGTATGAAACAAAATCTGCCATTCTATGGATCTCAAGAGATGGTAGATCCTAAAGATATGACCAAACGACAGCCTTTCATGTCATCTGGAGAGCCATTTACAGAGGATATGTTACAAAAATTAAATAAATTAGCTAACCCAGAAATTTCTATGGCTCCATTTGGTTCAACCGATACATCTGCTGATGTTCAAGCTATGAGAGATTTAACAAGATATCCAAGAGAATTGTTAAATCAATTAGATGTTGGACAGAACAAAGGTGCTATTTCGAATAGAGAAATGGATATGTTCGGACCTAGTGCGACAAAATCTTTAGATGATGAGCTTAAAGCAAGAGGTTTGTATGATCCAGCTATGACAACAGAAATGAAAAGAAATAATTTAGAGATAGCAAAAGCCATGGATATGATTGGTCAAACCAAAGGTGCTATTTCAAACGCTGAGATGCAAGTGCTAGAGCAAGCGCAAATGGAATCTGGTGAGACATTCACATCTGAAGAAAAAGAAATGGCTTTGAAAAAGATTAGAGAACTATCACAGAAAAGCCAAGCACCACTGTTTGAGCAAGCAGAACAATTAAGAATAGAAGGTGAGGG